CCAAGGGCGGCGCTGTGCGCGTCCGCATACAGGCACAGGAGACAGCAGCATGAACTGGACACCAACCGACAGCGGCCAGCTGCTCATCCTGGCCATGGTCATCTTCGGCGGCTATGCGCTGACACGCGCTGCCGTCATCAGGTCCAAGCGCAAGCGCGAGGAGGGCGGCCCATGCAACTGAGCAGCGCAAGGAAGGCGTGGCACGACGCTCTGTACATCCCGCGGGACAGCCAAGGCGCCGTGATGCAGGAAATGGGGCTGCTCGGCCGCATGATCCAGAAGACGGACAAGCAGCGTAAGGCCGGCCACCAGGTGCACCAGGCAGTCGCCGCCCACATCCAGCGGGCGATCGACACGCTGCCGGCCCACCTCAAGGCGTTCGGCAACCACATGTACAGCCCGATGGCCACCGCCGACGACGCAGAGGAGGCGCACGAAGCGATGTTCCGCGTGGCCTATGCCGCTGGCCCACGGATGTACGCCAAGAAGTACGAGAAGGCCCGCATGGTCGCGCTGGGGGTGCTGCACCGGTACCGCCGCATGCACCAGGGCGGGCAGAGCGAGGGCATCGATCCGTGCCCAACGCCCGAAGGGTTCCGCGCGTGGCTGTTGCACATGCTTGGCCTGGAGCTGTCGTCCGAGCAATGGACCCGAGAATGGGAGGGGTTCATCCAGGCATGCTTCGACGCCTGCAACGACCTGGACAAGGCTGCACTGGTGCCCGTCTCCTCGGTTATAAAAATCATGAAATCTGCCGCTTGACGGAATTGTCCGGCTGGTGGCACTATTTCGCCATCCTGATAATTTTGCCTATGGCAAAAATCACTCTGAACCCGGCCTAGTACCGGGTTTTTTATTGCCCAAAGAGGGCCTCAAGAGTCCCGGCCAAGCGCCGGGATTTTTGTTCCAGCAAGAAACGCAACTGCAGCCAGGGCAGGCCCTAACGGGACAGCCTGGACACTGCTAGCCGGTAGTGTGGTGTACGGAAAAACACCGGCAGCCCGCGCACCCTGACCTCACATGCTTTCAAGGTGGCGCGTGACCGGATCGGCGAGACCAGTGCGGTAGGGTGCTGGCGCCAGGATGGTCTTCGGCGGGCGGCGTGGGAAGACACGCAAATCAGCGGATGTAGCTCAATCGGTTAGAGCGCCGTCCTTCCAAGTCGGAGGCTCAGGGTTCGAGTCCCTGTATCCGCTCCATATTCGTTAAGTGCTGCTCCGCACCTTTGCCCGGTCCCTCAATAGGGCCTCCCCTCCGGGCCTTTTCTTCTAGGAACCACTCATGGCCGAACCAGCAAGCACGACTGCCGGCGTCCTGCTGGTGAAGTACGGCGTGATCATTGGCGGCTTCGCAGGAGCGATCCTCTCGCTGACCTTCCTGCGCGGCCTCACCCGCGGCCAGGCGGTCGCCGCCTTCTTCACCGGCTTCGCTTCGGCAGTCTTCTGCACCCCGCTCGCCATCAGCTACTTCAGCCTTGGCACAAGCGGAGAAACCCAATACGGCGTGGCCTTTCTGATAGGCCTTCTGGCAATGAACATCATCCCGGTGCTGAAGTCGCTCGTGGGGTCGTTCGGAGCCAAAGGAGCTACCTGATGAGCTCGACCCTGATTTCAGTCCTGATAGGCGCCAATGCCTTCCTGAGCGTGCTGGTGGTAATCGCCGCGTGCGACTACCTGCGCCGGATCAGGCCAATGGATGCGCCACTGCTGGCCGTCGCGTTCTACCTGGTGGCCATCGGCGCGTTCGGCGCCTTCGTCCTGGCCATGAACGGCCATGTGCCAACGCTGTACGGCGTGATCCTCAAGCTAGGGATCGTCCTGTACGCGGTCGCCCGGCGCGGCCATGTGTTTCAGCCGGGGTAGGCGATTCCGTCGTATAGTTGAGGCCACAATTCGACTGGAGCGCATCTATGTCCATGCACAGGCAATACACCAATGAGTGGGAAGAAGCTTGCCAGGAGTTCCTCAAGGGATGCTCCTGCGCGAGCGATGGGAAGCCATGGGAGTGCGCTGAATGCACCCAGGCATTTCACAACCGACTCATGAATTTGAAAGCCAAGGAAAAGGTTCTGGAGGAGGAGGCAAGGCTGCGTGCCGAGCAAGGCTCCTTCGGCTGATTCGCGCTGACGGTTGGCGCCACAAAACAGAGATGCGCCGTTTCGTGGCGCGGGAGTGAGCATGAGCAGACCGATGCCGCCGGCAGAGCTGCTCGAATCCTTGTGGCTCACACTGCGCCCTGCCACCGGTGTGTGGGATTGGGTGCAGCGCGAGATCCTGGCTGACAGCGGCAGCATCCATAACCCCGAGCATGCCCACCTGATAGACGCCAACATCGGCGTGCTCTGGGCGTCCAGCGGGTTCTCCAAGCAGGGGCGGGTCGTCCTTGGCCAGGCTGAGCAGCTGATGTTCAGGGCGGGTGGCTGGCAGAAGGCCCGGCAAGAGCAGCAGATGCGTCAGTGGTTCGGCGAGGAGCCGGACTACCTCATCACACTTGCCGCCGACTACTGCTCCCAGTGCACCGATGCTGAGTTCTGCGCCCTGGTCGAACACGAGCTGTACCACATCGCCCAGGCGACCGATGAGTTCGGCGCACCCAAGTTCAGGCAGGACGGGATGCCCAAGCTCTACCTCCGTGGGCACGACGTCGAAGAGTTCGTCGGCGTGGTGAGGCGCTACGGCGCCAGCGAAGAAGTCCAACAGCTGGTAGAAGCTGCAAGTCGGCCGCCCGAGGTGGCCAAAATCAACATTGCGAGGGCCTGTGGAACCTGCCTGCTGAAGTCGGCGTAGTTTTGACAGGCGCTTGACGGAACCCAATCTATGGCAGCCCTGAGCAACGAGGTGAAGGCCTTCATCGTTCAGGCGCTGGCCTGCTTCGATACGCCATCTCAGGTGGCAGAGGCCGTCAAAAACGAATTCGGGATTGAGGTCAGCCGCCAGTCGGTAGAGAGCCACGATCCAACCAAGCGCGCGGCACAGCGCCTGGCTAAGCGCTGGGTGGTGCTCTTCGAAGACACCCGCAAGCGTTTCCGCGAGGAGACGGCCGAGATACCAATCGCGAACCGGGCCTACCGGCTCCGTGCCCTGGGCAGGATGGCGGAGAAGGCCGAGAACATGCGCAACCTCGCCCTGACTGCCCAGCTGCTGGAGCAGGCAGCCAAAGAGGTCGGCGATGTCTACGTGAACCGTCAGACCAAGGCAGACGTACCGCAGGACAACCAGGTGCCTACCAGCATCCGGGTCGAGGTAGTGAACGCGAGGAAGCCAGATGCCGACGCTTAACGTCCCGCAGGCGCGCTTTCTCCAGATGGAACACAAGTTCCGTGGCTTCGTGGCTGGGTTCGGCTCGGGCAAGACCTGGGTAGGCTGCGCAGGCATCTGCAAACACGTGTGGGAGTGGCCCCGGATCAACTCCGGCTACTTCGCCCCGACCTATCCGCAGATCCGTGACATCTTCTTCCCGACCATCGAGGAGGTCGCCTTCGACTGGGGCCTCAAGGTCAAGACGAAGGAGAGCGACAAGGAGGTCGAGTTCTACAGCGGCGGACAGTACCGCAGCACGACCATCTGCCGCTCAATGGAGAAGCCGCAGACCATCGTGGGTTTCAAAATCGGGCATGCCCTGGTTGATGAGCTCGACGTATTGCCCAAGCTCAAGGCTGAGCACGCCTGGCGCAAGATCATCGCCCGCATGCGCTACAACGTGGACGGGCTCAAGAACGGCGTGGACGTGACCACCACCCCCGAGGGGTTCAAGTTCGTCTTCCAGCAGTTCGTGAAGCAGCTGCGCGAGAAGCCAGCGCTGAACGAGATGTACGGCCTGGTGCAGGCCAGCACGTTCGACAACGAGCTGAACCTGCCGCCCGACTACATCCCGTCGCTGATGGAGTCCTATCCGGCCCAGCTGATCCTGGCGTACCTGAATGGCCAGTTCGTCAACCTGAACGCGGGGTCGATCTACCACGCCTACGACCGGAAGCTGAATTCCTGCTTCGACACCGTAGAGCCTGGAGAGCCCCTGTTCATCGGCATGGACTTCAACGTCGGCAAGATGGCCGCCATCACGCACGTGAAGCGCGCTGACGGCAAGCCCAGGGCGGTGGATGAACTGATCGACGGCTTCGACACCCCGGACATGATCCGGCGCATCAAGGAGCGCTACTGGCGGCACAACGGCAACGAGTACGAGAAGACCTGCGAGATCAGGATCTATCCCGACGCCTCGGGCGGATCGCGCAAGTCGGTGAACGCCAGTGAGACGGACATCGCCATCCTGCGCCAGGCCGGGTTCAGCGTCATCGCGCCCGATGCCAACCCGCCTCTGAAGGACCGGATCAACGCCATGAACGCGATGTTCTGCAACGCGAATGGCGAGCGGCGTTACCTGATCAACCCTCTGCGCTGCCCGACCTATGCAGACGGCCTGGAGCAGCAGGTATGGGCTGCCAACGGTGAGCCAGACAAGAAATCTGGCGTGGACCACGCGAACGACGCGGGTGGCTACTTCATCCACCACGACTACCCGATTGAACGACCGGTCTTCACGACCCAATCCCTGAGAATGTGACCATGAGCGATAACCCGAGCATTACGCTGCCCGCTGTCGACGCGATGCGCGCCTACTGGGCCGTGATCTCGCCGCTGATGGGCGGGACGATGGCGATGCGGGCCGCAGGAAAGGCCCTGCTGCCGCAGTATCCAGCCGAAGACGACGAGGCCTACAAAGAGCGCCTGCGTCTTTCAACCCTGCTGCCGGCGTACTCCGAGACCGTGGGCAACATGACCTCCCGAGTGTTCGCCGAGCCGCTGCAGGTGGGCGACGATGTGCCCGAGGCCATTGTCGAGATGACCAAGGACATCGACCACGCCGGCAATGACCTCAACTCCTGGGCGGTCGGGTTCTTCACCGAGGGGCTGAGCCATGGCCTGTGCCATGCCTTCGTCGATCACCCGCCAGCGGGTGAGCTGAAGACCCAGGCAGACGAGCAGGCCGCTGGCGTGCGCCCCTATGTGGTGATGGTGAGGCCTGAGCAGGTGCTGGGCTGGCGCTCCAAGGGCGGCGTGCTGACCATGGTCCGCTACATCGAGGTGGTCGAGGAGGAAGATGGCGAGTTCGGCGCGAAATGCGTCGAGCAGATTCGCGTGCTGGAGCCTGGCTCTTGGCGAACCTATCGCAGGTCGGCCAAGGCCGCACGGGGCAAGCAGGCCGCAGCCGGCGGTACCTGGGAGCTGCACGAGGACGGCACCAACAGCCTGACCGCGATCCCTTGGGTCACTTTCTACACCGGCCGTATCGGCTTCATGACGGCCAAGCCGCCACTGATTGAACTGGCTCACCTGAACGTGAAGCATTGGCAAAGCCAGAGCGACCAAGACAACATCCTCCACGTTATCCGCGTCCCGATCCTGGTGCGCATCGGCATCCAGACGCAGTACGACAACCAGGGGAAGGTGGTTCCGCCGGAGTTCAAGGTTGGCACCGGTCAGCTGACCGATCTGCCCAAGGACGGTGACCTCAAGTACGTCGAGCACACCGGCCAGGCTGTCGAGTCGGGTCGCACCGCTCTGCAGGACCTGATCAACGAGATGCGCATGGCCGGGGCCAAGCTGCTGACGCCGGACAAAACGGCTACCAAGACCGCCACACAGGCGGAGGAGGAGGCTGCTCAGGAGCTGTCCCCGCTGGCGCGCATGGCTCACCACTTCGCCGACTGCCTGGCGCAGCTGCTCCAGTTCATGGCCGATTACCGCGGCTTGGGCGAGGGCGGCACCGTCGAGATGCGCGGCAACTTCGATGTCGACTACATGCCAGAGGTGTCGCTACCTACGCTGGTCACCATGGCGAACGCCGGGATGATCAGCAAGGAGACGCTGTTCACCGAGATGCAGCGCCGTGGGGTGATCAGCGACGAATACGACTGGGAAGAGGAACTGGCGAAGATTGAGGCCCAGGGCCCGGCTCTCGGTACTCTGTGATGAAGACGGCCAACGAGAAGCTGCTGAACGAGCTGATCGGGCATGAGGTCGACCTGTCCCGACTGAGCAACAGCCAGGTTGTGACGATCATCAAGATCCTCAACAGGAAAGACGCCGACCTGCGCGCGGCGCTGATCGAGGCTATCGACAATCTCGGCACCGACCTGTCGGCTGCGGCTGTCGATATCGCCCTGTCGGCGGTGCTGCGGATCAACCAGCAGACCTTCATTGAGATCCGCCTGGCCATGGACCAGGTGACCGACGGGCTGATCAGCTACGAGCTGGCGTTCCAGCAGAGCGCGTTGCGCGCCGTTCTCCCGGCCCTGGTGCAGGAGGCGTACCCGGTCGTTTCACCAGCGTTCAGCGCGGTGAAGGCGATCGCCCAGGCCCGACCGTTCCGGGGGCGCTTGCTGAGGGAGTGGATGGCCGGCATCGAGTCCAGTCGCGCTGCCGCAGTGCGCGATGCCGTGCGCTCGGGCGTTGTCGAGGGGCGCACCACTGCGGAGATCGTCCGCACGGTCATGGGTAGCCGGGTTCAGAAATACGCCGACGGAGCCCTCCAGAAGGCCAGGCGCGATGTTGAGGCGGTAGTGCGGTCTGCGGTGTCTCACACGGCTGAAACAGCCAGTGACGCAGCCTACGAGGCCAACAGCGACATCATCAGCCACGTTGAGTGGCTGAGTACTCTGGATAACCACACATCGTCCGACTGCCGTATCCGTGACCGCCTGCCGTACACGCTGGGCACCTACAAGCCCATCGGGCACACGATCCCGTGGCTGGCGGGGCCGGGGCGTATCCACTTCTGTTGCCGCTCCTCCAAGGTCCCGGTGCTCAAGAGCGCCAAGGCCCTGGGTTTCAGCGACGGAGCAACGCGGGCGAGCATGGACGGCCAAGTATCAGAGTCGACCACCTACGCCGAATGGCTCAGCAAGCAGTCGGCGGCGCGCCAGGACGAGATCCTTGGGCCGGAACGTGGCCGACTGATGCGTGAGGGCGGGCTGAAGCTCAGCGCGTTCTACAACGACAAGGGAAAGCTACTCACGCTTGCGCAACTGCAGGATCGGCTCAAGTAACACCGCGCCACGAATCCATCACCTGCGATTTCGTGGCGCGCAACTTCAAGGCCTCGCCTCGTGCGGGGCTTTTTTCTGCCTGCGGTTCGGATGGACGGGGCGCAACTGGGGCCGGATGGCTCACCTACAGGCCGGATGGCCCAGAGAGACGAGATGAAACTCAAAACCGTTGAAGTGGATGGCAAGCAGTATGCCGTGATCGAAGATGGCAAGCCGGTCTACGTCGAGGACGATGGCAAGGAGGTCGCCTTCGACGCTGTAGGCACCCGCAACACCATCACCCGGCTGAACGCCGAAGCCAAGTCGCACCGCGAGCGCGCCGACGGCTTCGAGAAGACCGCCAAGGCATTCGAAGGCATCGAAGATGCTGCGGCTGCCAAGAAAGCCCTGGAGATCGTCGCCAACCTCGACGCCAAGAAGCTGGTGGATGCCGGCGAGATCGAGAAGGTGAAGGGCGAAATCAGCAAGGCCTTCCAAGCCCAACTGGATGAAGCCAACGGCAAGGCGCAGACCTTCGAGCAGCAGCTGTATGCCGAGAAGATCGGCGGCAGCTTCGCGCGCTCCCAGTTCATCGCCGAGAAGATGGCTGTTCCCGCTGACATGGTCCAGGCCGCCTTCGGCAGCAACTTCAAGATCGAGGAAGGCAAGGTCGTCGCGTACGACACCCAGGGCCAGAAGATCTTCAGCCGCGCTCGCCCGGGTGAGCTGGCCGACTTCAACGAAGCGCTCGAAACCCTCGTCTCGCAGTACCCCCATCGCGACCACATCCTCAAGAGCTCCGGCGCCAACGGCGGCGGCGCTCCGAATGGCGGTGGCAGCACCAAAACCACCAAGGGCAACTTCGGTGGCACCAAGGCAGAGCGCCTGGAAGCCATGAAGGGCCTGATCGCAAGCGAATAAGGAGGCCCAATGGCCCTTTCGAACATGAAGGTGTTCAACGAATACCTTCGCCACGCCACCATCGAAACCCTTACCCAGGATGTCGATAAGTTCAACGCCGCATCTGCAGGCTCCATCCGCCTCACCACCCAAGGTATCGACGGTGACTTCCTGCAGGAATCGTTCTGGGCCGGCCTGCACGGTGCACAACGCCGCGTGGACCGTTACGCCGCCAACGGCAGCCAGGCCGCAACCCCTCTGTCGCAGAAACAATACGACTCGGTGAAGATCGCCGGCGGCTTCGGCCCGATCCTGTGGGAGCCTGCCCAGCTGTCCTGGGTGCAGAAGAATCCCGAGGAGGCGCTGGAGGTCATCAGCCGCAACCTGTCCGAGGCCATCGTGTCGGACCAGCTGAACACCGCCATCGCTGCACTGGTTGCTGCAATCGGCAACCAACCGGGAGCGGTCAACGATGTGTCGGCCACTGCTGGCGTCGACTATATCGCCATCAACGGCGCTCACGCGCTGTTCGGCGATGCTTCGGCTCGACTCATCGCCCAAGTCATGACCGGCGCGCAGTATCACGCCCTGATCGGCAAGAACCTGGCCAACAACCAGCAGCTTTTCCAGGCCGGGGGCGTTCTGGTCGTCGATGTCTTGGGCAAGGCGGTGATCGTCACCGACGCCCCGGCGCTGTACGAGGCAGGCACCCCGAACAAGCAGAAGGTGCTGAGCCTGGCCGACGGCGCCGCGATGGTGATGGATGGTTCCGACCTGATCACCAACATCGAGACCTCCAACGGCAAGGAGCGCATCGAGACCACCATGCAGGCTGACTACACCTTCGGCATGGGCCTCAAGGGCTACACCTGGGACACCGCCAACGGCGGCAAGTCGCCGACCAACTCCGAGCTGTCCACCGGCACCAACTGGGATCTGGTGGCGAACAGCATCAAGGGCTCGGCCGGCGTCATGACCATCGGCGACGCCACCAAGTAACCGGTACCGCGCCCTTCGGGGCGCCTTCCTCAGGAGATCGCCATGAGCGAGAGCATCATCTACGAGCAGCACCCGGTCTCGGCAGAGCGCAAGACCTTCCTGCGCCGCAAGGGCTACAAGATCATCGACGCCAAGTTCGCGCCGGAGGGATACGAGCATCCCGAGCCGATCAAGGAGGGCAAAGCCTCCAAGGCCAGCAAGTCCGCAGCGGAAAAGAAAGCCGCTGAAGAAACCGAGCAGAAGGCAAAGCTGCAGGCTGCGCTGACCGAGAAGGGCGTCCAGTTCGCGCCTGAAGCCACCCTGGAAGACCTGCAGAAGCTGCTGGACGGGGCCGCGTAATGACGACCTACATCAGCATCGAGCAGGTCGACGCGCTGCTGGGCCAGGCCTGGACGGCGGATGAAAAGAAGGCGCGCGCGGTGCTGATGGCCAACACCTGGCTCACCAACCAGGGCCTGCCCGAGTTCGACACAGTTCCCGCTGATGTCGTGCAGGCGGGCGCGGAGGTGGCGGCGGAGGCGGCGGTGGGCAACCTGTACCAGGCGAAAGAAACCGGCGTGCTGAGCAAATCCGTGGATGCCGACGGCGTGTCGAGCAGCAAGACCTACTCGGCTACATCCAAGGCCATCAGCGCCGGCGAGTCCTTCGCCCTCGCCCTGTTGGCGCGGTATCTGGGCACCGGCCAGGTCAAGATCGTTAGGGGGTGACATGGGGCTTCGACGCGAGTTACAGGCCGAGCTGGCCCAGGCCTTCGATACGGATCTGGCCGACGCAGTGGCGGTGGTCGATGGCAGCCGGTCGGTACCGGGGGCCTATGACCCAGAGAAGGGCGGAAGTACGCTGGCGACAACGCTGCACTATGCCGGTCGCGGCGTCTTCGGCCAGTACAAGGCCCGAGAGATCGACGGCACGCGCATCCTGGCGTCAGATGTACGTCTCAAGGCGCTGCAGAACGAACTGCTCGTGAAGGACGGCGACGCGGTCACTGAAGTCCCAGCGGCCCCCGCCATCGGTGATCGCATCAGCGGCTACCGGGTCATGGACGTAGGGCAAGACGCGGCCAAGGCCACGTGGACCATCCAGTTGAGGAAATGACCATGGCCCGCGGCTCACACATGACCAGTCGCTACGGCGGCCTGGATGGCAGCTTTGCTGCGCAATTGGAGCAGTTCGCAGAGGCAGCCAAGGAGTCGATGGACCTGACCTTCCGTGAGGTCGTGATCATGGTTGGCCGGAGGCTGGTGACCATGTCACCGGTGGGCAACCCTGACCTCTGGAAGGTTAACGTCGAGGCCCAAGGCAGCGCTGAGGAGCAGATCGCGGCCTACAACGCCAAGGCGGCGGCCATCAATGCCAGCATCACATCCAACCAGGCCAACTACACCAAGAGCGGCAACCTGAAGGGCGGTCTGCGGCTGCGCAAGCCGCTGACCAAGCGCGAGCAACGCGAGAACTTCGGGTTCGGCGTTCGGAGGGTTGGCCAGGGCTACGTGGGCGGCCGCTTCCGCAGTAACTGGCAGCTCACCACCGGCGTACCGGCGGCAGGCGAGATCGAGGAAATCGAGAGCGCCGGCGAGACGCTGGACAGGCTCCTCCTGGCAGCGGGCGATCTCACCGCCGGCGAGGTCGCCTACATCGTCAACAGCCTGCCGTATGCCATCCCCCTGGAGTATGGCCACAGCTCACAGGCGCCTGCCGGCATGGTGCGTGTCACCGTCGCCGACTTCCAGCGCATCGTCGAAGAAGCCATCAGGATCCACCGAGTATGAGCCAAGCACGAGCCAGGCAGGCCATCGAGATCAAGCTGATGGCCTGGGCCACGGCGCGCCCGATCAGGGTCGCGAACTTCGAGCAGGGTTTCGAGGCCGGGCCCTACGAAACCTACCTGCAAGCGTTCCAGCTGCCGGCGGGCACTACCTGCCGCTACCTGGGCAGCGATGCCTACGAGTACACCGGCGTCTACCAGGTGAGCATCGTTTGCCCGGCGGGTCAGCCACTGGCTACCGCTGAGAGTCTGGTCGAGGAGCTTTCGAGCCTCTTCCGAGTGGATTCGGAGCTCAGCCGCAACGGCTTCGAGGGCCTGGTCACCGAACCAGTTGACCAGGGGCCAACCATTACCGAGTCGGCGACCTACACGGTCCCGGCCAGCTTCACCTACCGCGGTGTCGCGGATCTACCGCCCGCTGGGGCATAACCAACCGCCGCCCGGCGGGCTATCAAGAGGAATCAAACCATGGCCGCACGCTTCCCGCTGCCGAACGGCGCTATTGTCGAGATCGCCGCGACTCTGGGGACCGCAGTCCCCTTCACTGCAATCACCAACGCAGCGCCACCGGTGCTGAGTGCTGTTGGGCACGGCCTCGATGCGCAAGACATCGTGCTGATCGACTCCGGCTGGGCAAAACTCACCGATCGTGCCGCGCGCGTAGTGAACCCCCTTACCGACAGCTTCGGGCTGGGCAGCATCAGCACCGCCAACGCTGATATCTACACCCCTGGCGCTGGCTTGGGCTCCGTCATCCCGGTCACCGGCTGGGTGCAGATTTCCAAGGTCACTGGCTTTACCCCATCGGGCGGTGAGCAGCAGTTCGCTACCGTGGGCTACCTCGAAGACGATGACGATCGCCAGTTCCCGACCAACCGCAATCCTCTGAGCCTGGCTATTGTGGTCGAGGACCAACCGGCCGCAGCCTACGTGGGCGCCGTCGAAGGCTTCGACGAGTCCAAGGAACTGACCGTGGTGCGCCTCAAGCTGCGCAACGGCGACCAAATTCTTTACCCAGGCTACGTCAGTATCACCACCACCCCGACCATGGAGCGGAACAACGTCATGACCCGGACCATCAGCGTAGGTTTGTCGGGTCGCCCGCTGCGCTACCTGGCCGCGTAAGGAGCCACGATGCCAAAGATCAAAATCGCGCAGAACCCCATGTTCACTGCTGAGGTGAAAATCCCGCGAGTGGGCGGCGATCCAGTGGCGGTAGAGTTCACGTTCCGCTATTTCGACCGCACCGCCTTGGCCAAGCTCTACGACAGCTGGAATCAGGCTGCCGAAGCTAATGCTGAAAAGGCTAAGGCCGAGAGTCCGAGTCTCGAGCAGTTCACTGCCGGGCAGGTGCAACTCCAGGCTGAGCAGATCAAGGCCGTCACCGTAGGCTGGGGCTTCGACGACAAGTTCAACGATGAGGCAATCCTGGAGTTAGTCACGACCTGCGTCGGTGCGCCTCAAGCCGTACTGGACGCCTACCAACAAGCGTACAACCCGGCCCGCCTGGGAAACTGAAGGCGGCGGCGCGGGCCCTGTACGAGCAGGGCCCCTCCGCCGAGCAGCTAGCGTTTCTGGGGCTCACCCTGGACGACATTGAAACCGAGGATGTAGAGGTCTGGCCGGATGTATGGCCGGCCTTCTGCCTATTTGAAGCGCTGGGCACCCAATGGCGCTTGGGGCCGGGCGGGCCGTCAGGGCTCGATTACGCCGCTATCCCCGGGACCGCCAAGATGCTCGGCCTGAAGCGGCGTGATTTGTCTGAGGCGTTTCACGATCTTCGCTTCATGGAGAACGAGGCGCTGGCAGTGATGGCCGAGGCAGCGGAGTAGGGCAGGCCAGCAAATCACCCTGTGCGGCGCACCCTGGTTCAATCGGACGCGTCTTGCGTTGCGTCATCGGGACGCAAAACGAAGCGGCTTGGCCGCAGGAGAGAGTGAGATGCAGCAGGCCACAAAGGAAAGCCATGATCCGTTCGTGCTGGTTTCGGTTCATGGCTTGCGTATCGATTTACGAAAAGGAACGATGACCTTCCCTGGAATCACTTCCCGCGGAAGAACGAGCGCGCCTCTTGCTGATCATTCAGCAGGAATCGAAGCGGAGCGGAAAACGCTGTCTCCGTTACTTCGTTGTTCGGGATGTTCGTAAGCGGCCACCCATGCTTAAGGGTATGGGTAAGCATCTGCTCCATGACCTTTGGTGAATAGCCTGGGATTTCACGAAGGGCCGCTGAAATTGAGGCGAGAGCTGCTGCGTTGCCGGCCTTCAATGCGTCGAATTCATCCTTCAGGCTGCTCAACTCAGCTTTCAGCTGAGCGATTTTCCCATTTTCGTCTTGCACATTGACCTCCTAGGTCATCGTTCCCCAGTCCATGGGCTTTCCGGCAACGGACCGGGGCGATTGGTTAGTTCGTGACAGCCATCCCTTCATAAGGGAGCAGGGTGATATCTATCTGCTGGAGATGCCCGTCTTCGCCTCTTACGATTTCAAGAGGTACACCTGGATGCAGAATCTGGGTTACTACCCATCCCCCGTTGAAGGTGTATTTCACTTCAACGGGTGTTGGAGTGCCCCTGAAGTTCATCGTTAGCTTTTTGCCGACCGGAGTGTTGTGCAGCGCATCCGTAATCTGAACGGACATATCTTCGTTGCGATTCATGGCTAGCTCCTATAGAGGAAGGCACAACGCTACTACGCGCTCGGCCGAGATAGGAACTGGGTTTCTGTCCAGGGTGGATGGGTGGACAGCTTGCGACCTTGAAGAGCACGCGGGCATGATCTCGGCATCGATTTCATTGGAGGCGCAGATGCCTGACGATAATAAGAAGTTCTATGTGATCAACTGGTTTACTGGTAAGCCCTTTGATGTGGCCGGCGATGGAACTGACATGAAAGGAATGTTTTTTGAAACTGAAGAAGAGATGAAGGCATTCGTAGCAGCTCACTGGCCGGATGGGGCTGTGGAAATGGTTCCGGATCGATAGTCGTCAGAAGCCCAGCCCCGCGCTGGGCTTTTTGCGACAGCTTCCTACCAAGGGCAAAGAGCCTGCACAATCACGCACAGGCCGTACAGCTTCCCTGCTCGCGCCTCAGGCGCGCGCTCCATTGCGGCGGACACCATTTCCAATCGATCGCAATCCCCAGCAGTAAGGGGCGGATTCGCCGACAGTAACAGCTCACAAACCCGATTGGCGTCAACGCTGGAGCCCTCGAATGCGTCATGAATCGCCATCCTCGCTCCAAAGAGATCGTCAGGGTTGCGACGCCCATCGCTTGCAGCCTGGCGTAGTAGGGCGGCTCGCTCCAGAGCTGTTTTTGACATTCATTCATCCTTGGCAAGAAGCCCAGCATTGAGCCGGGCTCGGAGCTACCTGTGGAGCATTAGGTTAAGTCCAGGCGTCGTGCTCTTCGCACCAGTCGTGGAGGATGATGATTTGCTCCAACTCATATGAGGCGCGGAAAAGGTCGCCGGCCTCACCTTTGCCAGAAAAATTGCCTAGCGAATTCATGACAGCACAGTTCAGCAAGAACTCATGAGCCATATCGTTTCGGTGCTTCACGACGCTTCCTAAGTATGCAATGAAGTCTTGGCGGATGCCCTGCTTGTCTAGCTCGTTCTTGGTTATCCCCAGCGTCCAACGTTCCATGTCCTTGATCGGAACGTTGAATCTTCGGTGAATAAGGCCCTTCAGGCCGAACTCAAGCATCTGTGCCTTACCCATGTACATAGCGTACTGCTCAAGGAAGCTGAGCCCTTTCTGCTCCTCGAGCTTCGCGAACACCTTCTCTTGAATTTCATCCTTCGACAGAAATGGGGGATTGCTCATAATCTTCCTTAAAAATGAGTGGTTCATGGGTGGCGCTTGGCCGGGCTTGGGGTCAGTTAGCGAGATCGTCGTCGGCCTCATCATCTGGGCCGGGTAGAGCATCGAAGCGCTCAAGCATGCCTGGGAACTCCTCCTCCATCATGCGTCGAGTCTCAGGGTCTTTCAGTTTCATGCGAAGCCCAATGATCGTCAGTTTGCGCATGAGCTCTTCAGTTGAGATGCCAAGCTTCGTCGCCTCTGTGTCGAACTGCTCGGCCTCCTCGGCGCTGAGCTGCACTTCGATTTCCTTAGTGGTCCTCTTCAGCTCTGGCATCAAGTCGAAGGCATCCATCTTCAAGACCCGGGCTAGCTTCAGCGCACCGCCGAGCCGTGGCTTGGAACGCCCTGCCTCGTAACGAACGATCTGAGGCTGGCTAATGCCACTCTGTTCAGCGAGGTCCTTTTGTGTGAGGCCGGCCTCTGATCGCGCCCACAGTAGGCGCTCAGCGAAAGATCTGGTGTCGGTCATTGCGTGCTAGAAGCCTCCCGGTAACAAGGTTTCATATCACTATACCAGACAAGAAAAGGGAGTAAGTGATCACACTTGACAGGTGATCTTTAGAGCGCTTAAATGATCACAACTGATCACACGGCTATCTTGGAGGGGTTGATGAAAAGGGGTGAGGCAAAGGTTCAGACGGTGTTGAGGCTGGCCCCAGCCATGCGTGAGTGGCTGCTCGGTGAGGCAGATATGAACGGACGCACGATAAACGGCGAGGTCATCTATCGCCTGAAGAAGATGATGGAGGAGGAGGTGCAGGGTGGGCAGAAACACCGGGCATGAAAAAGCCCCAGTCGTTGGCGCGACTGAGGCTTCGGAGATCAACGCAGTCATCTATCAGGAAAACAACGTCATGGCCAATACTACCACAGTGGTTGACATGCGCAAATTCGTGGAGGCACGAGATGGCAAGGCCTTCGCCACCAGCCAGCAGGTCGCCAGCGCTTTTGGCAAGCAGCACCACCATGTAATGCAGAAGCTGGAATCGCTGGAATGCTCTGATCAGTTTTTAACCAGCAACTTTTCGCGGGTTCAATTTGAACACCGCGGGAACACATACGAAGCAATCGAAATGACCAAGGACGGATTTGTATTTCTGGTCATGGGCTTCACCGGCGCCAAGGCCGCAGCAATCAAAGAAGGCTACATACACGCCTTCAACGCCATGGCTGAACAGCTGAGCATCAATTCGGATGTTCTGGTAGGTGACCTTGTCGGCGCGGTTATCGGCAGCAGCGGAGAAGTGGTTCTGGATCGCGTTATCGACCAGAAGGCAGCTGCTCTGCCTGTCGCGCTTCGTCGAAGCTTCAAACACACGATGAAGAGTCGCCTTCGCACCCGGTTCAACGTCCAGAAAACCGCTCTTATCCCGGCTGAGGATTTGCCGAACGCCTGCAACTTCGTCGCGGCCTACGTTTTTGAGGGCGAGTTCCTGCCCAAGCGTGATCAGGTCCAGATCGTCGGAGGTCCACAGAAGCGCTATCTGGTCTCGTTCGATCACAAGGGCGAGCAGCGTGTCGAAGAGGTGGCTGACGATGCCTGCGTTCTTTCGACGCGCGATCTCATCAAGGGGATGGTCATGTCGCCAGGCGATATCCCCGTCTCGACCCCTGACATGTTCGAATTCTTGATGGCGACAGTGGTGAACCTTCGCGGCCGATTCGAGTACATGGCGCGGAGGGCTGTGAAATGAGCATGGAATTGCTCTCCCTGAGCATCAAGGGCACTTCGCCCCTGATGATGCACAGCGACAAGCTGGCCAACCCGCTGCACCCTGCGACGAAAGCTCACAAGGAGCTGACCGCTAAGCGCAAGAAAACTGATGATGATCACTTGGCCATTGCTCGGTCGGAGTTCATCGCCGGCGCCTACTTCGATTCATCGTCCGGGTTCTTCATACCGGGTGCGAACTTCGACGCGACATTCCTCGCAGGCGCCAAGCTTCAGAAGCTTGGCACGCACTGGAAGCGTGGGGCGCTGGTAATGACTGACAAGGCAGAGCTTGAATTCGCCGGCCCATCGTCGCCTGAGTCGCTTTGGGAAGATCAGCGTTTCGTCGACTGCCGTGGAGTGAAGGTTGGTCAAGCCAAGATCATGCGGTACCGGCCGATCTTCCTCGACTGGGCCTGTCAGCTTGAGGTGGCGATCAACACTGATGTGCTTGACCTGCAGGAGGTCAAGAAGGCCATCGAGGATGCCGGCAAGCTGATTGGCGTCTGCGAATACCGGCCGCGCTTCGGGCGCTTCGAGGTCGCCTATGTCTGAGATCACCAAGTATCCAGGCCATAAGCAGGCGGTAGAGGACTTCCTCAAGGAGTTCAAGTACGGCGACCTAGTAGGCCACGACTGGCTTGAGGCGCGCTTCGGTATGCCTTCCATGAGCGACTCAAAGTCGCTCACGGTCGAGCAGTTCCGCGACCGGCAGTTCGAATGGCTGGCAAACGTCGAGGCGTTCAAGGCTGAACTGCTGCGCGATCACCAGGTTTGCCTGCAGTCGGTGCGTGGGCGCGGATATAGGTGGGTACCGCCGCATGAGCAGACCGGTGTGGCGATGGAAGAGCTGGGCCGTAACGTGCGCAAGGTCTTCCGCAGCACCGGACAGAAGCTGAGAAACCTGCGCATTACCGAGCTTACCGACGACCAGCGACGAGATAACCTGGATCAGGTGGCGAAGTTCTCCGCGCTGCGCGGGATGGCAACTAAGACCTTGCGCTGATTAGCGTCATGCCCTTCTTATGAGAGGGCATTGCGGTCGAAGCATCATCCGACACGGCTCGGCATGATTCGGCGGGCCATGGCAGGTTAAGGTTTGGCTAGGTTTGGGCTGAAAACAGCGTAATGCCTCTTCAATGAGGAGGTATTGCGGTAACGATAGTCACCAAATGGCACGGCGTGCTCTGGTCTGATCAGGTCAGGCGGGGTTCGGTCAGGTCTGGCAAGCTGAGGCATGGCTTGGTGGGGTATGGGCCGTAAACGGCATCGAGAGGGCACCTTCGGGTGCCTTTTCTTTTGGCGGCGTTACTCAGTTTTGCGCTGACACGACGCGATGGTAGATTGCCCTCATCAACAAGGAGGGCGCGCATGAAGCGTTTGGCATTGGTGGCGCTGGCTGGATTTGTCCTGGCCGGTTGCGGGAAGAGCGACATCGACAGGGCGCGCGAGGCCGTTGCTGAGCAGCTCACTGACCCGTCGTCTGCTCAGTTCAGAAATGAGCGGAGCAAGAAAGACGGCTGGGTGTGTGGTGAGGTGAACTCGAAAAACGCCATGGGCGGATATGTCGGCTTCAAGCGTTACACCGTGATCTGGAAAGATGGCGGTGGCCAAACGGTCTCCTTCGAGGGCGAGGGTGAAACATCATTGGACCGCGCGCTATGCGAGGTCAAAGACGAGGGATAGGCCTCGGAAGAAAACTAAACCCGCTTCGGCGGGTTTTTTGTTGGTCGGAGAAAAGTATGAGCCAGGGTGATATTGCCGTTCTCGGCATCAGGGTTGAATCAGGCGAGGCTGTATCTGCTGCTGACGATCTCGACAAGCTGACGAAAGCCGGCGAGCGTGCCGAGGTTGCTACAGGCAGCGTCGGCGCCCAAGCAAAAAGCTCCGGCGTATCGATCAAGGATCTTGCGGCCAGCACTCAGTCCACCGAGCAAGCAATGGATAGATATGCCCGCCAGGCTCAGGCGGCAGGTATGTCAACGAAGGCTTACGCAGCTGCTTTGCGGACGGTGCCAGCACAGCTGAGCGACATCGTTGTCGGATTGCAAGGCGGCCAGTCGATCATGACTGTCGCCTTGCAGCAAGGCAGTCAGTTGCGAGACCAGTTCGGTGGGGTAGGTTCCGCAGCTCGCGCACTAGGTGGTCATCTCCTCAGTCTTGTGAATCCATATTCTGTGCTTGCGGCAGCTGTAGCGGGGGCTGGGCTCGCATATTACAAAGGCCAGCAAGAGGCAGAGGAATTTAGAAAGGCGTTAATCCTAACTGGCAATGCTGCTGGAACGAACTCCGGGGCTCTTGCGGACCTGTCGAGACAGATCAGCATCACTGTTGGAACTACCGGGGCCGCGGCAGAGGTGCTCGCACAGCTTGCAGGCAGCGGGAAGATTGCCGGAGATAGTTTTAGCACCGTCGCAACTGCAGCCTTGCAGATGAAGGACGCAACAGGTCGCGCGATTGAGGAGACCATCGCCGACTTTGTGAGGATTGGTAAAGATCCAGTGGCAGCCGCAAGGGAGCTGGAAGAGCAGTATGGCTTTTTAACCGCCAGCACGTATGCCCAAATTGCGGCGATGAAGGACCAGGGCGATACCGTTGGCGCTGCGAAATTATTGACTGACGAGTACGCTCGAACTATCGACACCCGGTCGAAGGAGATCGTCGAGAACCTCGGATGGATCGAGAAGGCATGGCGCGGCGTATGGGGCATGACGAAGAATGCCGGAGATGCAGCTCTCAACTTTGGCAGAACTCAAGGAATTGCTCAGCAGTTGGCAGCGGCACAGGCTGACCTGGCCGATCTTGAAAAAAGAGCTGGAGAGAACAAAATTGTCGCCGCTAGTGCCCAGGCGAAAGCAGAGCGCGAGCTACTACAGAGCAGAATTACTGCGTTAGGCGATCAGCTCAAAACCCAGCAAGCCATCGACCAAGCCCAGGAGAACTACCGGCAGCGCCAGAGAGACTCGATCCTGTCTCAGGAAACCCTGAACGGGCAGCTGCGCACCACGGCGAGCAACCAGGAAAAGCTGGCCAAGCGGCTCAAGGAGATCGACGAGCTGGCCAAGAAGTCTGCCGCCGGCGATGGCGGACGGGTGTACACCGAGGCCGAGTTGAACCAGCTTCGCGACGCGGCTCGCGAGCAGTTCAAGGATAAGCCCGAACACAAGGGACCCGCCTACCGCGAAGACGCCGGCACCAAGGCCCTCGACCAAGCTCGCCAGCAATACTCGGTCCTCCAGCAGCAGAACGTCCTCATTGGCGCCCAGCGCGGCGAGGTGCAAAAACTGGGCGAAGCTGGCCAAGCCCTGGTGCGCTGGGAGCAGCAACTGGCCGACATCAAGGACAAGAAGACCTTGACCGCTGACCAGAAGTCGCTGCTGGCGAATCAGGATCTGATTACTGCTCAGCTGAAGCGCAACGCAGGGCTCGAGCGCGAAATGCAACTGCGAAAAGTAGCCACGGAAGAAGCGCAGAAACTGGCGGCCTTCGAAGCAAACCTGAACAGCCAGCTGCAGCGAGCATCGGTGGGCTTGGACAATAACCTGGCTGGCATGGATCTTGGCGACCAGGCCCAGCAGCGCCTGCAAGAGCGATTCAGCATCGAGCAGCAGTATCAGCAGCAGATGGACAACCTGTTGCAGCAGCGCAACGAGGGACGTATTAGCGAGAGCCTTTACCAAAAGGAAAACGCCGCCCTGCAAAGCGCGCTGGATCAGCGGTTGGCTAAGCAGGAACAGTACTACCAGCGCGTAGATGAGCTGCAGTCAGACTGGTCGGTTGGTGCACGGGCCGCATTCGGCACCTACCTTGAGCAGGCGCGCAACGTCGCGGGGCAAACAAGAACGCTATTCACCAATGCTTTCTCCAACATGGAAGACAGCATCGTCACCTTCGTCAAAACCGGGAAGTTGTCCTTCAAGGATTTTGCGGATGGGGTGATCGAGGACCTGATCCGCATCCAGGTGCGGCAGGCGGCTGTCGGCTTTCTTGGTACTGCATTCGGCTTCTTGGGCGGTGGTAGCCAGGCGCTAGGCCAGGGCACCATGACTGGATTCAGTGAGCCGCTAAAGCAGCTTTCCACCGGCGGCTATACAGGTGACGGCGGCAAGTTTGAACCGAAGGGGGTGGTGCACGGCGGTGAATTCGTCCTCCGTAAGGAGGTGGTGGCCCAGCCAGGTATGCGCAACTACTTGGAGGGACTGAATGTCAGGGGTTACGCCTCCGGCGGATTCGTGACGCCGCGGATAGCCTCGACCGCTACGCAAATGGCTGCCAGCCAACCCGAGGTGTCGACCAGTTCGGCGCCCGGGATCGTTCAGCACATCAGCGTCCAAGGTACTGCCGACGACGCCACCCTGGCCCGAATCCAGCAGGCCGCACAGAAGGGCGCGCAGGATGGCTACAACCTTGTGCTGCGCGACCTCAAGATGAACGGGCCGGCGCGGCAGCTGATCGCCCGCAACCGATAGCAAGAAGGAGTACTGCATGGCTATCCAATGGCCGGCATCGCTGCGCCCGTCGGAAATGACGTGGGGCATAGTCAACAACAGCCGCGCCTTCACCTCGACGCTCTCCAATGCCCAGCAGATTGTCGGGCAGCCGGGCGCGTACTGGCAGTGCACGATCACCTTCGGGCTTCTGACCAGGCGGCAAGAGCGCGAGCTTTCCGCCTTCCTCGGGCGCCTGGATGGGATGTTCGGGACGGTAAACCTGCCGGCGTTCACCAGGCGACGGGCGAACAACGTCGGTGCACTGAAGGTGGTGAGCGGGCCGGCGCAGGCCAGGGCTATCCAGATCAACGGAGCCACTGCGAACGCGCAGGTGTTCTCCATGGGGGACTACCTGACGATCGCCGGTGAGATGTTCGAGGTGGTTCAGCCGGCGACGGCGAACGCCCAGGGCGTGGCGGTGGTGCAGATCAACAAGCGCATTCGGCGCTCACTCACGGCCGGAACTGCAATTGAGTACCTCAACCCGTACTCAGAAATGCGCATGACCCAGGACACCTGGAGCATGACCGTGCGCCAGGCCGTGTCTAACGGCAGCTACCAGTTCAGGGAGGCCTTCTGATGCCCTCGACGTTCCCATTCAGCCAGAGCGTGGTCGATATCATCTCCACCGGCAAATTCCTCAGCGTGTACGCCTGCCAGCTCGACTTCGAGGATGGCCCGGTGTACGCGCACACCGGTACCGGTGACCTAGTGATCGGCGGCATCACGTATCTGGGGGTAGGGCAGTTCGGCGAGGTAGGGCAGTCGCAGGAGAGCGACAACTCGAACTCGCCCATGTCGATCGACCTGGCCCTCACCGGCCTGGACAGCTACATCATCACCGAGACCAACATCCGAGGATGCCGGGGGCGATCCGGTAAGCTCATGTTTGTGGTGTTCGACGAGCAGGGCAACTACGCCGCCGACATCCTGTTCTCCGGCCGCATGGACGCCGCCACCTTTTCCTACGCCGGCAACGGTGAGGACGGCAACAAGATCACCGTCCCGATCGTTGACCGGATGGCCGAGTGGAGCCGAACGGGCACCGAGCGGTTCACCGACGAGAACCACCGGGCCCGCCACCAGGGCGACCGGTTCTTCTATGCCGTCGCCCAGATGTCCGAATGGCCAATCTACTGGGGCTCCAAGAAGGACGCCCCGACGTTCACCTACGAGAAATAGCTATGCGCTACCGAGACTGGACCACACGCCTCAGCGAAGTGATCAAGGCCGCCTTAGAGCGGCCTTTTTCATGGGGCGAATTCGACTGCTGCCTGTTTGCGGCGGACTGCGCGGTAGCGGTGTGCGGTACCGACCCGGCAGAGGCCTATCGCGGCATCTACAAGACCGAGGCTGGGGCGAAGCGGGCACTGAAAAAGCGTCACGGAAGCCTCGAGGCGGCCTGGGATGCCTGCTTCACCCGGGTGGCGCCGGCATTCATCCAGCGCGGCGACATTGCCATGTACGAAGCGCCCGGCGGCCGGTCCATGGCCGTGTACTGGGCAAACGATTACTGGGCGACCACTGACGACGGGGTGGCCCGCGTGGTGTGCAACCCGCTTGCAGTCTGGAGAGTTGAATAATGTCCGTTGGCGTCAAGAAGATAGCTCAGGTAGCTGTTGGCGCGGTGATTGGCTTCGTCCAGGGCGGCCCCGTGGGGGCGGCTATCGGCGCCGGCATGGCCTTCTACATGGCCGAGCAGCAGGAGAAGCTGAACACCAAGTCGCCGATGCGCGACAACGAGCCGTCGGCCCAGACCGTCCGCTCCTCCAAGGCGCCAGCGCGCTTCATCCTTGGCCGCGTCAGTACCGGCGGCGTCTTGGTCTGGGCGCAGGAGCAGGCCGGCGACCAAACCGATGGCGAATGGCTGCACCTGGTCTACGTCCTTTGCGAGGGCCCGGTCGATGCTCTGGAGAACATCTACCTCGGCGAGGAGGAGATCGCCACCTACGGCGAGCACGCCACCTATGAGCTGGTTGTAAACCCGACCCTAGTGAACGCGTTCCTCAAGGCCAACTGCCCGGACTGGAAAGACGAGCAAATCGGCCGTGGGCTGTCGTTCGTGCGCCTGTCGCTGAAGTACAGCGCCGAGAAATTCCCTTCTGGCATCCCTGACGCACGCTTCATCGTCCGTGGCCGCAACGACATTTACGACCCGCGCAGCGGAACAGCCGTTTACACCGAGAACACAGCGCTTCACATCCTGTGGTACCTGCGCAATCGTTGCGGCGTGCCGGACGATGAGATCGTGTTCGAGACGTTCGCTAGCGGTGCCAATATCTGCGACGAATCTGTCGCCAATCCTGACAACACCACTAGCCCGCGCTACCGCAGCAGCTGTGTGATCGGCGCCGACGAGCAGCGTACCAACGTGCTGCAGAAGCTCGAGGCTGCCTGCGGCGGCCGGACTATTCGCGTCGGCGGGCGCTGGATGTTCCAGGCTGGGGCCTACTACGGCCCGTACGACTTCGAAATCACCGAGGACATGGTGATCGGCACCATCACCGGCAGCACCGAGCCGACCAATGATGCCGCGATCAACACGGTGCGCGGCACCTTCATCGACACCTCGCAGTCGTGGACAGAGACCGATTACCCCGAGGTCAGCGTTGCCGAATGGGTGATTGAGGACGGCGGCGAGGCGGCAGAAACGCTGACCTTCTCCTACGTGACGGACGCCTACCAGGCCCAGCGCCTGGCGAACATCGAGCTTCGCCGCCGGCGCGCAGGTGGCACCATCAGCATTCCCATGAACTTCCTGGGATACAACTGCCGGCCAGGCCGCGCCGTGCGCGTGAACCTGCCGTCGCTGAACATTCTGGGCGAGTTCATCGTTACCAACTGGAGCATGGGCGCTGACCAGGGCTGCACCGCCCAGCTGCAGCAGTACGATGCAGCGCAATTTGATGATGCCGTGGGCCAGCCGTACAACCCCATCGGCTTCATCAACCTACCGGCCGGCGGCCTGGGCAGCCCGACCAATCTGGCCTGGGTGCCCGACGAGACTGCCGAAGTCACCCAAGGCGTACTGAGCTGGACGCAGCCGGCCGGCATCGTCACGGGTTATGCGGTCACCATCCGTCAGGGCGGCACTGCGGTGCAGGCGCAGCAGGTGCCGGCAACCACCCTGCAGTTGCCGCTGTCCGGCCTGCCCTCTGGCAGCTACACCATGAGCGTTGCCGCCCTCGGCCCGCTGACCCGCTCCGGCGAGGCCAGCATCACAGTGAACATCGACGGACCTCCGATCCCAGAGGCGTGCACTGTGAGGTCCACCATTGACACCATCACCCTGTTCCCGAGCAACGTGCAGCACGGGCTGAACGGCGGCACCTACGAGTACTTCTTCAGCCTGGACCCGCAGGTCACTGCAGATCAGGCGACGTACCTCGGCCAGGGCTTGAGCCTGACGCACACTGACCTGGCCTTCTTCACCAACTACTACTATTTCATCCGCTCGCGAAATGCCTACGGCGTCAGCGCATTCCTGAAGATTGCTGCTTCCACCTCCACGGATGTCAGCACGATGATTGCGTCACTGGAAGGAAAAATCCAAGAGGGCCAGCTTTGGCCAGCGCTGCAGGAGCGCATCGATCTGATCGATGGAAATGGCCCGGGTTCGGTCAACGAGCGTATCGGTGAACTTCGGGATGAGATCGACGGCCTGGTCGACGCTCTGGCCTACGACCCGGGCAAGGCCTACCTCGAAGGTGATGCGGTTCGCGGTGGCCAGCGCCTGTATCAGGCCATCCAAGCAGTGCCGGCAGCGCCCGGTGGAGAGAATGCGCCGCCGAACCCGAGCTACTGGCTGGACATTGGCCAGGTGGTGGAATCGGCGAATGGCCTGGCCGCTCAGGTTGAGCAGAACCGTGTCGACATCGAGGAGCAGGATGGCCGGATCACAGCCACGGCGGAGAGCCTTCAATCAGTACAGTCAAAGGTCAACGACCCGGTAACCGGGCTTGCCGTAACGGCTGAAGGCCTGAGCCAGATCAAGGGCGCGGTTGAAACCCTTGATGGCCAGGTCGCAGCAAATGCGCAGAAACTGGACGGTGTGTTCGCCCAGGTAAACCCGACAATGGCCGGTAGCGAAGAGGGCTTCGCGGGTTCTGAGGAGACCTACGTCGGCGTCTGGTCCGAATTGTCAGCCAGGATCGAGGGCGATGTTGCCCAGGCCAAGCGCACTGACCTGGTCGAAGTTCGCCAGGGCGAGACCAATGCACTGGTACAGCAGGTCAGTGAGTCTGTGGTTGACCTCGAGAGCTCCACGGCCACCCAGTTCAGCCAGGTCCAGGCTCAGCAGGGACAGACCAGTGCTGCCGTCCAGCAAGTCAGCCAGGCAGTCACAACCCTGGACGGCAAAGTCGAGGCGAAGGTGACCATCAAGGCGCAGACAATTGCTGGCGGCAGGCAGGTTACAACTGGCTTGGCATTTGGCAGCAACGGGGAGACTTCTGAGTTTCTCGCGTTCGCCCAGCGCTTTGCAGTGGTGGATGAGGTCGGTGGCCAGGTCGTGGCGCCGCTGGTGGTGCAGAACGGCCAGGTGTTCATCAACACCGCACTGATCAACCAGGCGTTTATCCAGCAGATCATCCTCGGGATGACATTGCGATCGCAAGCCGTCGATTCACAGGGACGA